TCAATGTACTGCTTTGCGGACATGGGGCAGACCGTGATGCCGTTCTTTTTCAGTGCGTTGAATTCTGCGAAGCCGGAAATGCCTGTTGTGATCCAGGCCATACCCTCAGAGGGGTTTTCGGGTTCGGATGTGCCAAAAAACCACCGGCCGGTCTTCACGTCCGTATTCAGCCAGATGGTATTCTCTTTCGGGTCCTCCGGCTGCGGATTGCCCACGATTTTGAAGTTCAGCGGCGTGCCGCCCCCTGCCCCATGCTTAAAGCCTTTTGCCATCAGCGGTTCACCTCCAGCTGGACCGTCAAGTCCACCTCCGGCTTTTCTTCAAAGCAGGTGAAGGTGAGACTTCCATCTGCGGTGTCCAGGTCATCCACCACGGCGAAGGCTTCCTTCTGGACAAGTGCCGTTTCCGCATCGGCAGAATAGACCACGCCCCAGTGGGGTGTATCCGTTGCCAGAATCCCCTCCGCTGCCACGGTCTGGGTATGGGGCGCAGCTTCGGACCAGCCACCGGCGGGCAGCAGCACCGAAAGGGAGATATGCAGGCTCTCCGCATACATTTCCGCATAGCGTTTCGTCGCCGCGTCAGTATCCGCCTCGGGCGCTTTCAGCCCCGTCAGAGCCTGCCCGTTCATATGGATGGGGCCTTCCATGGAAAGCCCCCTGCGGGGATCGGGCCGGGGATGTCCCACACTGTTTCCTTTGATGATCATGCGCTCACCACCTCCGTCAAAATTACCTGCAGCACCAGATCCTCCGCAGGCCTGGTGCCGATGGCCCAGGCGGTGACGGTGCCGCCGTCATTTTCCAAATGCAGCGCCGTGCCCCCGTCCCAGAGCCTTTCCAGCTGCTGCGCGTCCGGGTACAGCTCCGGCAGGCTGCTTTCGCTGACGGAGGCCAGCTCCACCGTCTGAAAATAGGGGCTTTCGCCGTTCTTCCAGCCCGCCGCAGGCAGGGTCACCGTGGTGATCCTGCCGGAGGACCCGACGCTGCCGAAGGGCCCCGCCAGGGTGACCTCCGGCTCCCGGCTGCTTCCGTAGGATACTGCCATCACAGCACCTCCCTGCTGATGCTTTCCCCGAAGCACACCCCGTAAAGGGGCTTGCCCTCCACGACGCCGTTGTCCCATTTGACCCGCACCTGGGCCCGGGGGGTCTCGGGCATGCCCCGGAGGGTCTCCTGCTGGCTCAGGGGGAACATCCACAGTCCGCTGTGGAAGGACAGCTCCGCCGCCGAATATTTCTTTTTCAGATGCCCGATGGTGATCTCCACATCCTGTACCTCCGCCGGTGTCACCACCGTGCCGGCATTGTTCAGGATCCGGATCCCCAGCAGGCATGCATCTCCCTGCATCATCCTTGTTTCCTCCTTTTCTTTTTTGCTGTTGTTTCTTTGCGCGGGAGGGTCAGTGACCCTCCCGCGCCGGGAGATCCCCGGGGGACATCACACGATCAGGTGGCCGTATTTCTTTTCTGCATCATCGGTCAGGTCACCCCGGATGCCGTCCAGCTTCAGGTTCGCGCCCACCTTGTTCAGCGCCAGCTGCAGCTCCAGCGTCTCCGGGTCTGCCAGAGCCACACTGCCGGAGGTACCGGAGCTTTTCTTTCCCAGCCCCGCGATGGCGTTCAGATGGCCCTGGGTCATGCCCGCCGCGGCCATCTCCTCCTCCGTGGGACGGTAGCCGTAGGCGGTGATGAGGGTCAGCAGCCTGTCAAAGGCCGATTCCCGGTCGGCCTTGCTGTCCCGGTAGCGGCTGTAGTCTGCGTTCTCCTGCTGCATCAGAAGCAGCGCGTCGTTCTGCAGGCGGCTGCCCTCGGCATCGTAGCGCGCCTGGGCCGCCTCCTGGAGCCGGGGCACCTGATCGCCCAGCTGCTGCAGATAATTCTGGTAGGTCTGCTGGCCGGCGGTCTGGGCGTAGGAATTGCCGTAGCCCCCGGTCAGCGCCGCGGCACGGCCCACGGTGTCCTCCATGGCGGCCCTGCCCTGGCGGGTATACATGTCCTTATACTGGCGGTAGAGGGCGTCGGCATTGAGGTCGTAGGAGAATTTCTCCCGGTTCAGGATCTTCTGCATGGTCTCGTCCAGCCGGGACTGCCATGCGGAGGTGTATTTGTCCGTCATTTCTTCTCCCCTCCCGCTTCCAGCTCATCCAGCAGCTCGTTCAGCGCCCGGGCCAGATAGCGCAGGTACGCCGCCAGCTGCTGCAGCTGGCCCCCGGTATCCTGCGCCGTGATGGCGGGCATTCTCAGTCTTGTCATGGTAATGCACTTCCCTTCGAAATGGTTTTGGTGATGCCGTAAAGCTTTGCTTCTCCCGTGCCCTGCAGGCGCAGCCGGAAATGGTCGCTCCTGCGGGGGCGGATGGGCACCGTGAAGCTGCGAAGCCCGGTGCCGAAGATGGTGCAAAGGTGCAGCCACCCGTCGCGTTCGTCATACTGTGCAAGGATCTCCAGCTTCGCGTCCTTTTCCAGCCACAGCCGCAGGGTGAGGGCGCTGAGATACTTGTGCTCCGGCTCTCCGAGACCCAGATTTCCTGTTTCCGCCATCCAGCTTACCGGTCCCTCCTGCTGTCCGCTGCCCAGCAGGCAGAGGATGTTCCGGTTCTCCCCGTCGATGCAGTACAGCTCCCCCCGGAAGGGGCACAGGGCCGCGGCGTGAAGATCATCCTCCCGGTGCCAGAGGCCTCTGGCCGTGTCGTAGACGAACAGGTGCCAGCCGCCCCCTTCCTCCTCCATGGACACATAGTATTTGCTGTGGATGGCGCCGCCCACGGCCTTCCCGTAGCGGATCTGCCCCAGGGGCCGGGACACCTCCAGGGGCACGGAGTCATCGAAGGCGCAGATGCCGGAGCGGGATTTGTAGAAGAGGGTCTCCCCCACCACCGCAAGGCTGCCGTGGCAGCCCTCCTGCACCCCCCGGCACTGGGTCTGCTGGATCTGGAAGGCCGCGGGGTAGCGGCCATAGACCCGGTGCAGGCAGTTCTCCTTGAAAAAGTGGGGGCAGTCCAGATAGGACACCGCGCCGGTGAAGGCCCCGTCGCTGCCCAGGGAGGCGCAGTAGCTGTCGGTGGACAGTCCCCGGAAGACGTTCCAGTTTTTAAAGTCCCCCAGGGCGCTGGCATAGAGCTCGTTGACCGTTTCGCCCCGGCTGTTTTCGCCGTAGCGGCAGCCCCAGAGCCGGTTGCCGCACTCGATGACGAAGTCCATAAGGGGCATCTGCCGGGCCACCGTCACGCCCCCCTCCTGGGTCGCGGCCCGCTCCGGCAGGCCGGGGATCACCAGATAGTCCTCGCCCCGGCTGTGAATCACCGCGGTGCCGTTCAAGTCCTCCGCCGCCGTGATGCCGGAGAGGGTGATGCCGTCCCCCTCCCGGAAGGCGCTTCCGATGCCCGCCGCCGTGAGCTTTGCGAAGGTGGAGACCGCCGTGACCCAGCTGCCGGACTCCGCCCCGTACTGCTTCAGGCAGTGGGGGGTGGCCGATGTATCCAGCCACCAGCTCAAATTCTCCGGGTCCTCCGGCGCGGCGGGGGAAACGGTCACGTTTTCGATGCCTTCGCCGCTTTCGGTGCACAGGGTCACTTTCACGGTGGAGGCGGCGGTGAAGCAGGCCTCGATGTCGCCCCGGTCCTCGGGGTCGGCGGTGTTGATGTACTTTTTGTCCGGCAGGATGATCACATAGGCGCCCATGGAGACCAGCTGCTTGGGGCAGTCCGCCGCGGCGGTGGAAAGGTCCATGGGGATGGGGGTCTGCCCCAGAACGAAGCTGCCGGCATCCACATAGCAGAGCTCCTGCTTGGCGATGAGCCCCTGGGGGCTGGCAGGTCTGGCGTAGAAGCCCCGCCTGCTCCGGGGACTGAGGACGGGGTACAGGTCGGAAGACAGGTTCTGCATATCGTAAAATTCCCCGTCACCGATACGCAGGTTGTGGTTGTAGCCGCCGAAGGCATCCACCGTGCGTCGCTGGGACGGCACCGGCTTCAGCTGTGGATAACGCATGGCGCACCTCCTTAAAAGTAGTGAAAGGCCTGTTTCTTCGGCATGTGGTTTCTGCGGTAGAAATTGGCGAAGCTGTCAAACAGGGCCTGGAACATGGACATGGCGTTGTTGTAGCGCTCGATCTCGCCGTTGGCATAGTCGATGCGGGCCTCCAGCCACCGCAGGTACAGCTCGTCAAAGGGCGGCTGCACCAGCAGGCAGGTGTCCGGGGGCGTGTCGTCGTGATAGGGCGAAAAGGGAACGCTTTCCTCGCAGGTATCCAGGATCTGGGCCTTTACCAGGCCGTCCAGCCGGGACAGCCAGGCGATCTTGTCACTGCGGCTGCAGATGTTGTGCTTCTGGCCGTCGATCCGGTCGATGGCCTCCCCAAGGGTCATAAGATCTCCTCCTTTTTTGTCATGTAGCTTTGGGCGCCGTGCCCTGCACGCACCCCATGAATGCAGAATGCAAAATGCAGAATACAGAATGTTTCCGCACCGCACCTTTAAAGCCTCCCTTGTGTAAAGGGAGCCTTTGGCGCTGCCGCGCCAGTGCAGCAAAACGATAAACTGCAAGTCACCGGCATCTTCAATCTTCAATCTTCACTCTTCACTTTTCACTCTTCCCGTAGTGGCGATCATCGATCGCCCGCCCCCCTGCCTTCAAATTCCCGTTTGCCGCCCTCTTGCACTGGCGCGGGAGCGCCCTGCCTCCCTCTACGACTCGCTAAGAGCCGCCCTTCGGGCGGTTGCTCGCATGCACAGCGCCTGCGGGCGCTAGTGATGAGGGAGGTGGATTCGCCAAAGGCGAAGACGGAGGGAGAGAAAATCCAATATTTTTACTACCCCTCCGTCAAAAATCAAAGATTTTTGCCAGTTGCCTGCGGGCAACCCGGTCGCGGCTCTGACAGTCCACCGGACTGTCATTCACTACCGCGACTGCGCTTCGCTTACCCCTGACAAGGGGAGGCTTTTGGGTGCGGTGCGGAACGGAAAGATAAACTGCAAGTCACCGGCATCTTCAATCTTCAATCTTCAATCTTCACTCTTCCCGTTGGTTCCCGGCGGATTCGCAGCGTTTCTGTGCACGGGAGGGTCACTGACCCTCCCCTGCAATATTCACCTTACACCGCGATCTTGCGGTTACTTCTTGTCCAGACGGGACAGGGGCTCCGCGGCGGTGCGCTCAAAGTCCATGGCGAGGGACAGCATCTTCTCCCTGCGCTCCAGGATCTTTGCCACACCGGCGGGGACGGTGACCGCCTCGCCCCGCTTGATGAGATAGGTCCTGCCGTTGAGCCCCACGAACACATCCTCCCGTTCGTTCCTGGTCAGGGGCATTTTAATGGTGATCTTCTTCATGGTTTCTCCTTTCTGTATGTAGCTGTCCGTTGAAAAATCAGTTGCCCTGCACGTCGCCGGAGAATTCGGAGCAGCACTCCACACGGTACAGGTAGGGCTCCATGAGGATCTCTGCGGTCTTCAGGGCCTTCCAGCCCACGGTGCTTCGCTGGTTCAGAGGGTCGGACGCGCCGGCGCTGCCCAGCTGCTTGATGATGGTCTGCAGACCGCCGCCGGTGACCTCCGTAACGCCGTAGGCGCCGTCGGCCAGGAACAGGCAGCCGAAGACCGCCAGGCCCTCGGGGCAGTCGTTCTCCGCACCGGTGTAGACCGCGGCCTCGGAGGACTCCACAAAGCGCACACCGGCGATGCGGCCGATCTCGCCCTCGTACATCTCCTCGGGCTTGCAGTACTGGTGCATCTGCTCCCACTTGGGGTCGTTCATCAGATCATAGGCGGCATAGGGGTGCAGGATGCACACATAGCTGCCGTTCAGCTTGGGGGCATTGGCCGCCTTCAGCAGGGCGACGATGCGCTTGACAACATTGACCGTCAGACGGCAGTCCTTCGTCAGGGCGCTGCGGTCCTCGGGCTGGGGACCCACGGTGCCGTCGGCCGCCACAGGGGGACAGTAGTACACATTGGTACCGCTCTGGAGCACATTTCGGGTGATGGTGTCCAGGGTCAGACCCGCCTGCTTGCCGATGGCTTTGGTAGCCTCCAGGGCGTTGTTGTCGATGGCGGTCAGGTCCAGCACATCGGACAGGCATACGTAGTCGCCGTACTGGCTGACCTCCGCCTCCACCACGGAAACGCTGAGCTTCCTGCCGTCGGGGGTCACGCCCTCGGTCAGGGGGACCAGCGCCTTGGGCAGCGCCGCGTACTTGCGGAACTCGATCTTTTTGCCGCCGTTTTTGGGGATGGGGCGCTTCTGGCCGAACTGGTCGTGGATCAGCTCGGGGCCCGCCTCCCGGATCAGCGCCATATCATAGAAGGTCTTGTTTTCGGCGCTGAGGGCAGCGTCGGTGGTCACGTTGGTGTTCGCCTCCGCGAACAGCTGCAGAATCTGGATGTTTTTCATAGTTTCTCCTTTCATACTCATTGCCTGTTGAAAATCCGTATTCCTTATCCAAAGGTGATCCGCTCACCTCTGGCCACACGGCGGGCGATGTCATCGATGTCGCGTCCGGACAGCTTCGACACATCGCCCATGCCCACTGCCGCAGCCCGGACAGACACGGCGTTTTCCCCGGGTCTGGCACCGCCTGCGGCGATCTTCTTCGCCAGAGCCGCTTCGGCGGTCCTGGCAGCGTACTCCATGGCTGCGGGGAGGATCTCGTGGTTGTGCAGTACCTCATAGGCCGTGCGCAGATCCACGCCGCCCATGAGCAGTCTGGGAAACCGGGGGTCCTGCAGCGCCTGCGCCATGGAAAAGGCGGGATAAAGCTCCCGGACCGCTGCTTCCTGCCGTTCCCAGTCCCCCCGGAGGTCCGCCGCAGCGGAAAGACCCCGCTGCACCTGCTCTGCCGCGGCACCGGCCTCCCGGTTTGATTCCCCCAGCCGTTTGCGGATGATCTCCTGCACTCTTTTATCAAACTGTTCCTTATACCTGTCCTTGATCAGTGCTTCGAAATCCGCATCGGGGGTCTGTGCTGTTTCCGGCATCCCGGCGTCGGATGCCTGTGCTCCGGTTTCCGGAGCGGTAACGCCCGGCTGCTGCGCGGCGTCCGCAGCGGTTACGCCCGCACCCTGGTCTTGTGCAAACAGCTGCAAAAGCCCGGGGATCTTTTCATGGTCGTTCATAGGGTCTCCTCCAATCCCTGTTGTCAATATTTCCTTCGGTGCATTCTCCCGTGGATACCGCAGATGCGATGCCCCACCGCCATCTCCTGCCTGCAAATTGCAGTTTATCACTCTCTTTCGATGTGCACCGCATCCATGCCTCCCTCTGACGAGGGAGGTGCCCCGAAGGGGCGGAGGGAGAGAAATATACTACAAATCAACACATTTTCTCTCCCCCAGTCAGCCTGTTCGGCTGACAGCCCCCTCATCAGAGGGGGCCTTGGTGCGGCGGTCATCGGAACGACAAACTGCAATTTGCACTGCGGTTCGGGGTCGAGCGGCGGAGGGCAGCGATTTGTTGGATACAGTGCGTGACGCACGCGGGCACCGCCCGCTAAACTGCAATTTATCCGACTGTTTCTGTGGATCCCGCATGCCCTCTCAGTCTTTTTTCCGGCGCTGCCCAAGGGCGCAGATTTTTAGATCCGGCCTTTCAGATCCACGTACCCGGGGAAATGCCGCTGCAGCAGCGCCAGCCCTCTGGGGATCACCTGCAGCTGCTGCCGTACCTGCTGCCGCGCCCGGGGCTTCGGGTGCACCTGCAGGCGGGCGAACCCCTCCCGCAGCACCACCGTGGGCCGCTGCCTCAATGCCCCCCGGCGGTACAGGTCCCCTGCCGTCTCCGCCGCCGTCAGGACCAGGATGCTCACCGCCGCGCAGACGATGTCCTGCCCCTTTGCTCCGAATCCCGCATGGCCCCGGACCTCCATGGCCAGCCGCCCGTCGGGATACCCGTGAAGCTTCACCTCGATCATGCTTCCTCCTTTTCCGTTTGCCGTGCTGCTGCACGGTCTTCCGTTCCCGCCGCCCGCCCGCAAATTGCGGTTTGTCTTTCATTTTCGCACCGCACCCCTAAAGCCTCCCTTGTGCAAAGGGAGGTGGCACGGCGTAGCCGTGACGGAGGGATTGTGCCGTAGGATGTTACGATTTTGTATTGATTTTCGGCGAATACGTAATATTTCACCGCGACAATCCCTCAGTCAGCTACGCTGACAGCTCCCTTTACACAAGGGAGCCTTAGGCGCTCCCGCGCCAGTGCAACAGAACGATAAACTGCAAGTTACCGGCATCTTCAATCTTCAATCTCCACTCCCCCTCTCCACGCTTCGGAATTGCCCCTTACGTGGGTGTCGTGGACTCGGCCACTCTCCGGCGGGCCTTCTGAGTGGCGTGGGATTCCCTGCGCGGCTGGCTGCCCCCCAGCGCAGGCAGCATCCGCAGCTGCCCCTCCGTATCCGCCGCCATAATCTGCTGCCCCACAG